GAAATGGGTCGTAAGTATTGGAAGAAAAAGAGTTATTTGTTCCAAGGGTTTGTTGTTGATAGCAAGTATAAAGAAGATCGTACTCCAGAGAATCCTATTCGTCGATTCATTATTGGTAGTCAAATCTTTAACATTGTTAAGAACGCATTAATGGATAGTGAAATTGAAGAATTGCCAACTGACTTTGTTCGTGGCTTAGACTTCAAGATTGCTAAGACTAGCAAAGGCGGATACGCTGATTATTCTACTAGCACTTGGGCACGCCGTGAACGTGCATTGAGTGATGTCGAACAAGATGCTATTAAACAACATGGTTTGTTTAGTCTCAAGGACTTCCTACCTAAGAAGCCTGGTGAAGTTGAACTCAAAGTTATCAAAGAAATGTTTGAAGCAAGTGTTGATGGTGAAGCATTTGACATGGAACGTTGGGGTCAATACTTTAAGCCTAGCGGTTATGGTAGCGGTGGCGACGCTGATAGCGGAGAAACCGTTCGTTCTACTCCACCTGCATCACGTCCTGCACCAGCGGCAAAGCCCAAAGAAGAAGATACTCCTCCGTGGGAAGGTGAATCTACTTCAGTGCAAAAGACAGCATCTGCAGGTAGCGAATCTTCAAGCCGTGCAGCCGATATCTTAGCGATGATTAAGTCTCGTCAAAAGTCTGAATAATTAGGAGACATATGGCTAATTGCGTGTCCTTAGAATTATCTAAGGCAAAAGAAGCAGGCGACATGTTTTATTTCACAGGAAAACCTTGTAAAAGAGGGCATGTTGCTCTTCGATATACCAAAACTCATGCTTGTATAGAGTGTGGCAAGAAAGTATATATCCTTAACGATAATGAAAAATATAGAACCGGAAACACGCTCTATCGCCAGTTTATTGCTCGTAAACAATCTGCAAATAGGAAAGGAATTCCGTTTTCTATCAAGTTTGAACAAATAGAACAACCGACTCATTGCCCAATTTTAGGAATAGAATTAAAGTACGGGTGGAGCGGACCCAATAGAAGAGACCCTGCAAAAGCATCTATTGACAAAGTAGATCCGTCGAAGGGGTATGTTTTAGGGAATGTATTTGTCATAAGTTGGCGAGCAAATAAGTTAAAGAGTGATATGTCTTTACAAGAACTCGAAAATATTATAAAATATATAAAGGAAAAAATATAATGGCAAAGGCTTTTGACATTAGTAAATTCAGAAAAAGCATCACTAAAAGCATTGATGGCTTAGGAATCGGTTTTAATGACCCTACAGATTGGGTCAGTACAGGAAACTATGCACTAAACTATCTTATCTCAGGGGATTTCTTTAAGGGAGTTCCCCTTGGTAAGGTCACGGTTTTTGCAGGTGAATCTGGTGCAGGTAAGAGTTATATCTGTTCTGGGAATATTATTCGTCATGCTCAAGAACAAGGTATTTACGTTATCCTAGTCGATAGCGAAAACGCACTAGACCAAGCATGGTTGGAAGCATTAGGTGTTGATACAAGTGATAATAAGTTGCTAAAACTTAATATGGCTATGATTGACGATGTTGCTAAAACAATCAGCGAGTTCATGAAAGAATACAAAGCAATGCCACAGGAAGAACGTCCCAAGGTCTTGTTTGTAATCGACTCGCTGGGTATGTTGCTTACTCCTACTGATTTGAATCAGTTTGAAGCAGGCGACCTTAAAGGTGACATGGGCCGTAAGCCTAAGGCATTGACTGCACTTGTTCGTAATTGTGTAAATATGTTTGGTTCTTACAACGTAGGTTTAGTTGCTACTAATCACACGTATGCGAGCCAAGACATGTTCGATCCAGACGACAAGATTTCAGGTGGTCAAGGATTTATCTATGCAAGTTCTATCGTTGTTGCTATGAAAAAACTCAAACTTAAAGAGGATGAAGATGGCAACAAAGTTAGTGATGTTCTAGGTATTCGTTCTGCCTGTAAGATCATGAAAACACGCTATGCAAAACCCTTTGAAAGTGTGCAAGTAAAGATTCCTTACTCAACTGGTATGGCTCCTACTTCTGGATTAGTTGACATGTTTGAGAAGATGGGTGTATTATCTAAAGTCGGTAATAAACTTGCATATACAAGTAAAGATACCGGCGAAATTATAGCAGAATTCCGTAAAAATTGGACCGAAGACAAGTTGATGAAAATCATGTCCGAATGGGACGAAACTGCTATTCAATCAAAGCCTGTTGAAGCAGTCGAAGTTGGAGAAGAATAATGGAAGAACAATTAATTATAGAAGTATGGGATACCTTTAAAGATTATATTCCCGAAAAATCTAGAGAAACTGCCGCTAATCAATTTGTTGATTTTTTAGTCGGTAGAGATGTCGAGATTGATGTGCTCGAAAGTTTACTAGGGTATGATCCACATCTTGATAATGCTATCGAGATGGTAATTGAAGAAAATCAAGAAGAAGAACACGATATCGACGAACTTGATTTCGACGGTGGCAGGGACGACGAGGATTATTAATGGCATGGTATTCTAAAGTTAGTAAAGACATTTCACATTTACCTGACTGCATAGAATACTTTTATAAAGAACTCGATAACGCTAGAGCCGAAGCAAAGATTTACGGAAACGTAGAAAAGGCTTCGGCTTCTTTGCCTGGAATAGTTGAACAGCGATTCAATCAATTACAGGAAATTGAAGCAGTATTGGAATATTTAAATATCGAACTTCGAAGAATCCGAAGTAAGGCATTTAAAAAGTATTTAGAAAACTATCAACGTGCGTTAAGTAGTAGAGATGTTGAAAAATACGTCGATGGTGAAGCAGATGTTGTTGATATGGAAAAAATTATCAACGAATTTGCCATGCTTAGAAATCAATGGTTAGGTATTATTAAAGCATTGGATATAAAACAATGGCAATTGAGTAATATCATCAAATTAAGAACTGCGGGTTTAGAGGATATAACACTGTAATTGAAAAGAAAGATGTGCAATCTTTCTTTTTTTGTTGTATAATAAAGTATGTTCATAGAAGATCTAATATTAACGTTAACAAGTTGCACTATTAACTCTTTTGATTTAAAAATTGTTAATAGTTTTTCAGATCAAATTTATAAAAGTATTGGATTTACTGAAAAACAAGCAAACTTAGCAGTCAGCCTTTTAAAGAGACAAAAATCTAAGTTAAATTTAGTAATAGGAGCGGATATTTCTCCGTTTTTAGAAAATCCTAAATTTAGATTTTCTAGTAGGACCATTAATTACCACAAGTTGATAACTATTATACCTCATATAAAGTATAAAAAGGCAATTAAGGTTCAATTTCCTTATTCGGAAGTTGCAATAGAACAGATAAAGAAAGGTAGATCTAAATTATTCCATTCAACATGGGATCAAAATGAAAAATCTTGGATTTTTGACCTTTCAGAATCAAGTATTTTACTGCTAATGTCTATTTTTAATCTTAATGATTTCCATTGTGATGAAGAATTTTTAAATTATGTAAATCAGATTAAAAATATTCAAGAAAACATAGATTCTTTGGTCCCTATGTTAGCATATCAAGACCAAACTATAAAAATAATCAATGCTTATCCTGGTATACCGCAAATTCCTGACCAAGATTTAGTAAAATCTCTATTTTTTGCAAGAAATTTAGGAATTAGTACATGGGACGATTCGATATATCAGAAAATTTCAGAGCAATCGGTTGATCCGCTAGTGCTTAATTTTTTAAATAGCGAAAATAATAAAATTTTTGAAGTAAATTTAGAAGATAGTAGCATTTTTAACATTGCAGAAATCATAAAAAACCTATTTCCGGTAATTTTTATAATTCCAGGTGGTTCTGAATTAACCAAATCCGAATTGGCTCTTGAATTATTGAAATCATTAGGAGTTGCAAATTCTGAAATTTCAGTTCTTTTTAGATTACCTAACGAAACCGGTGAAAATTTCAATAATTTTGTAAAAAATAACCAGTTGAACAATCCTTTAAATGAACAAATTAAGGCTGTGTTTATCAGCGGAAAGATTTCTAAACCAATTTTAGAATCTAAAATTAATTTCAATTCAGTTGTAAACTTTAGCGAATATAATGTACACTATACAATTAGGGAATTCATAAGAAGTCACAAAAATGTCATTCATATTAACGATCATAAAAGTCAGAGGAGACTAAATCTTGGCTTCGTGTAAAATTATTATCAAAGACGAAGTTAACGTTAAGATAGAAAATTTAGATCTTGACACAAGAAAAGCTTTGGTTAAAAAGTTTAAGTATGAAGATCCTACTGCACGGTATCGACCATCATATAAATTAGGTCGTTGGGACGGTTCTATAAGTTTTTTTGGGCTTGGAGGAACAACTTATCTGTCCATGCTACCACAGGTGCTAGAATATCTCGAGGACAAGAATTATTATATTGAATTAGAAGATCAACGAATTCCAACAGCATTGAAATTTGACCAAATTTCTGAGGATTTTTGGGGTGAAAAATGCTGGCCTGTGGGACATAGATTTGCAGGACAACCTATACGTTTAAGAGACGATCAAGTCGAAGTAGTTAATAAATTTTTAGAAAATCCACAATGCATACAAGAAATTGCCACAGGCTTTGGTAAAACTATTACTACTGCAACTTTGGCAAAAATTTGTGAAAAATACGGTCGTACAATCACTATTGTTCCGAATAAAAGTCTTGTTGAACAAACAGAAGAAGATTTTATTAACTGTGGGCTCGATGTCGGAGTCTACTATGGTGACAGAAAAGATATTGGTAAAACACATACTATTTGTACTTGGCAAAGTTTGAACATTTTAGACAAAAAATCCAAGGATGATGACGAAATTTTAA